CACTGAGGGATTCTGCGAGTATGCCAGGCCGGAAACGTTGGGGTGGTGCAGGTTGCCGAGTCCGCCGTACACGAAGAATCCCTCAGTGGGGATAGGCAGCGAGAAGTAGAGTTGGTTGTTGGTGCCCATGCTGGCACCAGCTCCACCCCGGAGGCGGGCGAATACGGTCACCTTGTCACCGTCCACGCGGTAACGTCCTTCACGGACAGCGCCAGTGCCAAGGCTAGTGAAGCCGCCGAATGTCGGCGTGTATGCCTCAAACTCAGGGATGCCAATGTCCTTGCGAAGATCGGTTGTCCATGCGCGGTTCCAGCCGCCGTTTGCTGCGCTCATGCCAGCGCCGATGATGACGCCGTATAGGGGGATGGAGCCTGCGGGTGCGACTGGCCAGTCGGTGCCGCCAGGTACACCCTTGACTACCTCCACCTTTGCGCCAGTCTCGGAAGGGTTGCCGGGGTAGGCCTTGAGGGTAACCAGGTCGCGGCGGTCTGCCGCCGTATCGTTGGGCTCAAAGGTTCCGGGCTCATCGCCGGTCAGTACTACGGTGAAAGTACCTTCAGCGGAAGATGCGCCATTGATTGCTGCGCGGCCGGCACCGATCACAAAGCCCATGCCGGTTGTCTTTTCGATATATAGACCGGAGTGGACCCCATCCCAAACAAACAGCGGGTTAGTGTCGCGCTTGCCAGCCTGAAGCATCATTGAGTTGCGGTTGCGCTCTGCAATCGCGGGGAGAGTGCCTGCCCCTGTGGTGTAGATGGTCATGTGTTCCTAACAGGAGAGGCCCCAGCGTTAGCCAGGGCCTCTCATGGTTGTGTGGTTAGCGGGATGCGTCTCGCCAGGAGACGCTGAGCGTGGGGCTGGCACCGGACGGCACCACGCCACCAAAGGAGATGATGGTTTCCCCAGGCCTCAGCACAAGGTCTGCCACGAGTGCGCCACTCGCTGAGCCGAAGGCATCCGAGCCGTTCACCAGGACGCGGTTGGCTGATGTGCTCACCCGTAGCTCCTGGGATTCCGTGAGGGTCAGGTTGAACGTGGTAGCTCGTGACCCCTGCCCGTCCAGCAGCGTGATCGATGGCCGGCTGATCGGCCCGCGCACCGTGTAGATTGCTGCTGCGTTGGAGTTGCCCGCGTTGTTGGCGGTAAAGGCGTTGGTGGCCCCTTCCTCGTCGCTGTACTGGACTCCATAGTTGAAGCCGTACTCCACAGCGGGAGGATCTGAGGGGGGCCTTGCCTGCCCCTGCCTTGCCTCAGCGGAGTACCGCATTGGGTCGGTGCAGGTGAACTCAATAATGGCCTCGCGGATCCGGCCGTAGTCCTGCCTAATGGGCAGGTCCAGCGCCGTGACCGATGCGTACACCATGACCGGCTGGTCCCCGTAGTCAAGCTCAAAGACAAGGGGCTGCTCTACGTCCTGGATCTGCAGTGCGTTGACCAGCTTGTTCTTTGCGTTGGTGGTTCGGTAGCCGTCGTCCGGATCCCCGAGGATCTGCAGGTTTATCGCAATGACCCGCTTTTGGGCCAGCTTGCCCCCAAGCCACGAACCATGCCGTCGCGGCTTAGGGGCCATGCCGATTGTCAGATCCGGAAGGGAATCCAGCCCGTCGATGCTTGTTACGTTGAACAGATTTTCGTCTGCCAGGTCAAGCCCATTGAACTCGATTCTCAATTAGATGCCGTCCAAGATTCCCACCACGCCCGCGTTGCGGACCTGGCGCATAATGCCGCGCCCGACGTCCTCAATGGTGTCTTGCGCGTTCTGGTTGAATGTGTCGATGTGGACGTTCAGTCCAGTCGCCCGCGAGTTGCCGCCGATGGTGATCCCACCGTCCTCAAAGGCCGTGGCCTTGCTCAGCTTGTAGCCGAACCGCTGTGCGACTTCAGCAAGAATCTGAGTGGACCTATCGCGTTTGGAGGCGGCGAGGGGGATAAAGGCCTCCCCGCCTGTGGTTTCTTCCGCAAAAACCTTCCATGTGGTGGAAGGTGCGTAGATTTTGGCACCACCAGGCTTCACGAAATCGAGTCCAGAGAACCCGCCGTCAGCGAAGAACTGCATTGGCTGGGGGCGGAACTTGCTGCCGGTGAGGGAGCCGTTGTAGTTGCCATCGATCATGGCTGGGCGAGGGCTGTTCAGTGACGTGTAGTTCACGGCAATGTTCATTTCGCGCGTGCGTGCGAGCTGGTTCAGTGCAGCCTCAGTGTTGGCCTTGGATACAGCGTCAAGGTATGCCTTCATCGCTGCTGCCCAACCAGCACCACTAGGACCACCAACCACTCCCATGAGCGCCTGCCATGCGGCAGACACGCCGTCAGTCGTGGCATTGAGTGCCTTCATGACGCCCGTGTAGTTGCCGTCCTTGTAGCTCTGAGCGAGGCCTGTGGCCTCTAGGATCCTGGCCAGGGCTTCAGGGTTCATGGCCTTTAGCTGGGCCTCGTAGGCGCCGTTGGCGTAGTTCTGAGCCCATGCTTTGACCTCATCAACCGACAGCTTGGCCGGGTCCGGGTGAGCTTTCAGCAGAGCCTCAAAGACGCTCTCATTCCACTCAAGCCCCATGCCCTCAACCAGCTCTTTAGCCTGCTGGACCTGGACAGCCGATGCGGAAAAGACCGCCTTCAGCTCCCATTCCTTGCCAAAGAATCCATCCCATTCAGCCTGGATATCCTGGACGTTTACGCCCGCTGCGTCAGCGATTGCCTGGAGGTCACCGGAATGGGATTCCAGAACCTTCTTGGACGCCGCCATTGCTTCTGCGGGCTCTGCGCCAGCATCCTTAGCTGCCTGGTACGCGGCCATGGCCGCGATCTTGATACCGTCCGCCGCGCCGGCCATCGTCTGCTGGAGCTTCAGGCCTGCGGGGTTGGTGGTATCAATCAGCTTGGTTGTCTGATCGATCAGGTGATTGTTGCCGGCGAGCTGTTCCTTGAGAGCTGCTGCCTGCTGGACTGCTGACTGGAATGTGGACTGGGCTGCAACTTCAGCCTCGCGGGCTGACTGCTTCCCGCCCTTGAGCAAATCGAGAGCCTTGTTGATGGCACCGATCTTGGCTGCTGCGGTGGTGGAGTTGTCACCAATGGTCTGCATGGCTGTAGCCATGTGCTGCGCCTGGATCGTGGTGGTTCCCGTGGCTTCAGCTAGTCCCTCGAACACCGCCTTGGCTAGCGCTGCTTCAGCGCGGCCCTTCTCGATGTTGTCTTTGAGATGGTTGATATCCTTCTCGTTCAGCTTGGTCAGCGAGCCGTCAGCCAGGCCGAGCTGCTGCTCAAATTCCTTGAGCTTGGCCGTGCCGGCGTCCCAGCCGCCATAGTCCGAGCGGAGGTCCATTGCCTGCGAGATGCCGTCAAGCTGGCCAATCAGTTTGTCGTACTCAGGTCCGCCGTTGGCGATTGCCTTTGTAACGCCGGCTACGCTCAGGCCGAGTGCCGCTGCAGTCTCGTTGGCTGCTTTCGCGTTGCGAGTCAGGTTGGCTACGCTGTCGCCAGCCTTGCCAATGTCGGTCCATTCCTTAGCGATCTGAGCTAAGCCTTGCTCGTTCATTTCGCCGGTCTGCTTATCGATGGCCTGTGTGAGCCCATCGACGCGGGCCTTAGCGTCCGCCTGGCTCTGTGCGAAGATGCCGATGCCGATTGCGGCACCAGCAAGAGCGATGCCCCAGGGTCCACCGAGTGCGGACACGAGTCCGCCCAGTGCCTTACCAAAGCCGTCGCGGGCAATGGTTCCGGCAGTGTTTAGGTTTTGCGCCCACCGACTTGCGCCGTCCACCTGCATCTGCTCATTCAGGACGCGGAGCTTATCCCCGTACGTGCCTGCCTGAGTGGCGATGGTCTGCCAGCCTGCAGACATGACATTGAACTTGTCAGCCGGGACGGTGAATTTCCGCATCTCGCCATCGACCATCTTGTACTTATCAACAGTGTTACCCGCTGCTACCTGCTGGGCGATCCAGTTGTTCTCAAGTTCCTTGAACTTGGGGGTCTGGCTGAGGGTGTCAAAGAAGTTCGATGCCATGGCCCGGAGGCCGAAGAATGCCATCGCTGCAACGCTGGCTGTGACGAAGGAGTTTGGTACCAGGGCAACCACGGAGAGGATGCCATCTAGGGCAAATGTCAGTCCATCAAGCAGGGGCTCGATTGCGCCGAACATGCCAGAGAAAGCGGCAACTGCCTTGGGGGCAATTTTGACCAGGTTGTCCGTCAGTGTGGTCAGGGTCCGATCAACGGCCTGCATGATTTGGTTCAGGACCGGAGCAAAGGATCCCAGGACTGAGCCTGAGATTTGGCCCATGTTGCCGATAATGTCACCAAGCGACATGAAGCTGGGGCCGAGGTTATCCACAAGGGTCTGCAGTCCTTCAAGCTCAGCGGTTACGCCGTCCTGGTAGGTCTGCCGGCCGAGAAGATCCGAGAGCCGGGAGAGGCCTTCCCCGCCGATGCCGCCGAGCTGGGTAAGCACGGTGCCGAGCCAGGCTGAGGATGCACCAAGCGAGCCAGTAAGATCCTGGAATCCGCCACTCAGCTTCTCAGCTCCCAGGCGTGCGCCCTCGAAGATATTGGCCGCGCGGGACTGCCAGGGTTCGCCCAGCATTTCGTCTGCAGCTTCACGCATGTTGATGGTGAATTGGGAGAGCCCGCCGTAGCCGGCAATGTCTGCAGCGCTGTTGATGGCCTTGAACATATCCCCAACGGAGCCGCCCACCTTGACCATGTTGGAGAAGGAGTTGACGCCATGCTCGATCCAGTCAATGATCTGCCCGCTTTCGGATGCAGTCTTTGCCCAGGATTCAAAGCGCGTTGCAGCGTCAGTGATGTAGGTACCGAACCGGGGGAGTAGTTCCGAGCCCTTGACGCCGAAGGCGTTCCAGCCGTTGAAGAAGGGCTCCGACGCTCCGGACAGGTTCTCAAAGAACTTGGCAGTGTTGCCGAATATCTTGTCAAAGTCACCTGTCAGGGAGAGGTTGGTCATCGCGCGGCCGAAGCCAGCAACGAACTCACCTACCGCGTCCGTGGACTGCATGAGTCCGGTTTTCAGGTTGGGGTAAAGCTTCTCGATGGCGGTGGAAAGGGTGGTGCCCACCTTCTCCCAAAAGCGTTCCTGGATGGGATCCGCCAGGCCACGGTAAAGGCCAGTGATGGAATCGACTGTCTTACGTGCCAGGGGCGGCAGCTTTGCGAGGGATGCTTCAGCGATTGCTGGATCCTTGTTGAAGCTGTCAAAGAAGTTGTTGAACGCTGCGGTAAACACCGTGTAGCCGATGGTTGCTGCACCCAGTACAGCCGGGGCTGCGGCCAGCAAGCCAAGGCTCTGACCAACGCCCTGCCCGATTCGGACCAGGGAGCCGGCAGCGTAGATGCCTGTGTTTGCCAGGGAGCCGAGCGCGACTGCAAGTGTAGAAGCCTTCAGTGCCAGGGTGTCGAAATTGGTAATCATGCTGGCCAGGTTGTTGCCAAAGCCAGTTAGGATATTGACGCCGCCAAGCCCCTTGAGGGCACCTTCCGCTGCGGCAACTGACGTGTTGCTTACGCGGGCAATGTAGTTGACTATGCGGTCGCGGCCGAGGAAGGCCAGCTCCGCGTGGACGGGCAGGGTGCCCGTGAGGCCCAGGGCAATGTTGGCCTTGGTTTCCTCGATCTGCTTCTTCAGCTCTGCGGCCTTGTGCTTGGCGTCCAGGAGGGATGCTTCCTCGATACCAATCCGGAACAGTGCGTCGTTACCGCTGCCCAGGTTGGTGAGCTTCTTGAGGCTTTCCTTTATCTCCAGGGTCTTAGCTGCAAGCGTGGCCTCGTCGGTGTCGAACGTGATTTCGACTTCTGCCCGCTGCTTCTGGATTTCTTTGATCCGGGTGAGAACCTTTTCGTAGCCCTCTTTGTCCTCGTTGAACTTGATCGTCACCGGGGCGGACTTTGCCTGCTCCAGGAGCTTTGCCTTGGTGGCCTCCAGGCTGGCATCGTCCAGCTTGGTTTCGATCTTCAGCTTGCGGACGTCGGCCAGGCGCTTATCGATTTCACCGATAGCGGCGAGTAGGCCGTCATAGTTCTTGGTGTAACCAATGGTGACTGTGCGCTGAGCCTCCAGGCGCTTGAGCCCTTCAAGGGCATCCTTCTCCGCTTTCTTCAGGGACTCCTTATCGGTGGCAAAGGTGACTACCTTTGTCATGCCCTTTTCGTTGCGGATTTGCTGGATCTTTTTCAGGACAGACTTGAAGCCGGCCTCGTCCCGAATGATCTTCATCTCGACTTTGGCGTTCTGCTCAAGCTTCTTCAGTTCGCGCTTGGCAGAGGCGATGCTTTCCGGGTTCATCTCAAAGGAGAGAACCTTGTTATCCAGGGACTTGAGCGCCTGGTTGATCTGCTCTTTCGCCTTAGCTACGCCGTCGTAATCGACGCCGACATTGAGCCGGATCTGCTTGTTCTTCAGTTCCTCGGAAAGCTTTGTGACCTTAGCTTCAAGGGGCTTGGTGTTCGCATCAACGTCCACCTTTACCTTGGCTTTGGACTCAATCTTCTCGCCCCGCTTGCCGAGTGCCTGGTCAATATCGTCCTGCGTGTCTTTACGGAATCCGGTGGTGTCCGGGCGGACGCGGATTGCTACAGCGCCAACGAGTCTCAGGTTAGCCATTTATTTCTTGTGCCCCATGATTCTGTTCAGAGTGTCAGCAACACTCTCGGGTTTGGATGAAGTTGCCTCCGGTCCCTCACCCCTCCACTTGGCAGGGCCAATGACGGGAAGGTCGGGAGCTTTGCCGTCCTGCCACTGAATGGTGTGGCGGACCAGCATGTTTACGGAGTTGATGAGCTGAGCCATAAGGAGCTTGTCCATGGTCCAGGTCTTGTGTTCCTGGATGGGATCAATCTCTTCTTCTTGCGGCTCTGTGCCGAGTAGTTCTGCCAACTCTTCAACAGGGGCGGACTGGAGAGTGGCTACGTAAATGGATCCCTCAGGGAGATGGCGAATCATGGTAAGGATGAGGCGCGGGGATCCCGCAACCTCACCCCTCAGGAAGCCAACCAGGTCAAAGTTGTAGTACTTCAACAGGTCGATGTAGAGGGCTTCCCCATGAGAATCGATCAAATCCCCAAGGGCTAAGCTTCCCCCGCTGCCGTGTCCTGCATGAACTCGCGGGCCAGTTCTTCCCACACTGCCGGGTCGTCCCCGACAGCGGCCTTGAGCTTTTCAAAGCCGTCAGCCTGGCGGGCGCTTACGCGGAAAACGTCCTGGTAAATGTCGTACAGATCAAGGTCGGGCTCGTCACCTTTGACGCGCGTCTCGACGTCGAACGCCTTTGCGAGTGTGCGGCGCTTCTCCTTGGGCAGGCGCAGTGCCGGCACGAAAGAGATAATCCCAGCGTCGGGGAGATGGATTTCAAAGTCGCCGTACTTCTTATCGGCGGCGGCCTGGATATCGGAAAGTTTGATGGAAGGCATGCGGACTCCTTGTGTTTGCGGACTCGAGGTTTCGTTGAATGTTCAACTAATGCGGACGGGGAATTGGTAACCCGTGAGGGCCAAGGTCCGCACCTGGCCCTCACGGGGGTTTACTAGACGACTACGGGATCCGTAGCGCGGGGTGTGATTACCGTCAGAGCGGAATCCTTGCCTGCAGCGTTCAGGGCAGTAACCTTGATCGGCAGAGCGGCGAGGGAATTGGTATCGGCAATTGCGATATCGTCAGACCTAAAGTAAGACGCCTTTTCGCAGTAAAACCCGCCGACCTTTTCACCGTCAAACAGAACGGCAAGGAATGCCTTTTCTACGGGAACAGGCTCGGACGGAACTTCAACAGCTTCATCCTCAGTAATAAGGGCATTAGCACCGTAATACAGGGTCAAGCTTTCTGTCGTCCATTCGAGCAAGTTAAGGCCCAGCGATTCAATGCGGGCTTCAACAGACTGGCGCAGAGACTTATTCTGCAGGGATGCCAGAGTAGTAACGGCACCACCCTCAGAAGTAAGGTTTACGATATTCTCGGAAGTGGTGTTGCCAATTTCCGTCCAGGCGACGGGCGGTGCCTTCAGAGTGGCCACAGTTGTCGGGCGGGGAGTGCCGGCAACAGCGGTGTAGAAGCGTGCATTACCAACCTTGAGGGTGGCTGCATCGTTCGTTGTCATGTTTCTCCTAAAAGAAAATCCCCAAGCCGTTAGGGCTTAGGGATTAGGAAGCGATTGGTGATTGTATTTTGGGGCGGACTTCGGAGAATCAGGCGCCATATTGATTCAAATCGGACCCACCCGCGAGGCAAACTCGCGTATTGAACGACCCCGGAACTTGTCGCGTAATCCGAAACTCGGGACGGGGAAGATGCATTAGTGATCCGATTTATAACCCCACCGTTGGGGACAACGGTTTGGTTTATCTGTGCCTGGCGCAAACAGATTCTTACTGCCTCCTGCAATTCCTCCGCTACCTCATCAGCGTCAATACCGGAGGTAATGGTGCTAATGGATACCAGGACTGGATGCAGGAAACGCTCATCGCTTACGTTGTCGGCAATGCCACCGGAGCGGCGTTC